GGTATTCCCGGACCCGCAGGCAACTGCTAAATATCTTGAATTCACAGGCCAGGGCTTAAAGCCGATTGCCGAAGAGATGCAGGCCGACGAAATGCGTATGGCTATTTTAGGCGCTCGGCTACTGTCGGCTGAAAAGAAGGCAACGGAAACCAGCCAGACGGCGCAGATCCACAGGGCTGGAGAATCGTCTGTCTTATCGGCAATCGCTCTCACGATCGGGACAGGGTTGACTATGGCGATTAATACGTTTTGTGCGTGGGCCGGGCAGCCGGGTGATTGGTCGGTTGAATTGAACCAAGAATTCATGCCGCCGGAGGTCACACCGGAAGAGCTTAAAGGCTGGATGGCTGCATGGATGGCCGGGGCTCCGGGGTTCAGCGATCAAGGGCTTTTCGATTTGCTTAAAAAGCGCGAACTGATAGCTGATGACGTAACGATTGAGGAAGAACAACAAAGGATTGCAGCGAGGCCACCGGCAACACCGGACTTAACGGGCAACCTGAATGGATAGAAAAAACGCCATACTCCAAGACGCAGCGATCACCAGGCAGATAAATCTTTTGCGCTTTTCCGCCGGTGAAAAAAAGAAGGTGCTGGCTATCCTCACGCAGTTGCAGAAGGATTTACGAGTCAAACTGCTTGGCGATTTGACCGACTTCGGTAAGGCGCGGGTGAATAAACTTTTGAAAGAGGCGACATCCGTTATCGATGCGGCTTATAAAGAGATTGCGCCGGGGGTGATTGATCCGCTTATATCTGAAGCTAAGATGTACAAAAGCGCAGCCGAATTTGTCGAAGCAAAGGCAATCAAGGCGAAACTTATAGAAAGCGGAATCAAGGTAAATGCAGACAATACCGTCACGCTCTACCATGCAACGTCTCGTAATTTAGCAAAGAAAATAACAAAAGAGGGGCTTTTTAAGGGTGGAGCAACGGCACCCGGTGGAATGACAGGGCTACAATTAGAGCCGTCTGTTTTCTTTGGCACGAACAAAAAGTGGACGAAAGAAACGTGGGGCGTAAGTGGTGAGGTGTTAGAGGTTCGCGTACCGGTTCAATTCATAAGGCAACCGGCGGAAAATACATTAGAGGTATATTTTGAAGGTGGGCTCAAAAAGGGCGCTGATGGAATATGGAGACCAACCCAAGCGGTGCGAAGTACGTTTTATGATAAAATAGCAAAGATTGAGATGGGCAACGAGGAAGAGTTAGCGTCTGCATGGAAGAGTGCCACTTCTGACAAATCAACCGACATGCTCGGCCTTGCGCGCTCCGAAGCCACAGCCACCGCTCAGTCATTCATTGCAATCGGCCTTGACGCGGCGCTACCGACCGAGGCGGCGCTAAAGGCGCTGGTGAATGATGCGTTAATAGAAGGGGCTCCGATTAAAAAATGGTGGTTAAAACAAGCGGACAACACGGCCTTTTTCTTCAATTCAGCAGTCCGGCAGGAATATCAAACAGCGGTTAGCCGGGGTATGTCACTTAACGAAACCGTACAGCAGATCGTTCGGCGCGTGATCGGTTCACCGAGACTCGGCACGCCAGGCATAATGGAAACCAGCAGGCGCGGCGCGACGGCCTTGGTTCATACTTCAATTCAGCAAGTGGCAAATGATGCCAGGCTTGCGACGTTCAAAGCGAATGACGACGTTGTCAAAGGCGTTATGCAGCTTTCTACACTGGACAGCCATACAACAAAAATCTGTATCGCGTACAGCGGTGCGAGTTGGGATCTGGACGGGAATCCGATTAATGGAAACACGCTGCCTTTCAACGGCGGGACACCGCGACACTGGAATTGTCGATCGGTTTTGACGGCCATAACTTTTTCGTACAAAGAACTTGGCATTGACATTCCAGAGGCTCCGCCAGGTACGCGCGCGAGCGACCTCGGCCAGATACCAGCGGATACGTCCTTTGAATCATTTCTTGGGCGGCACGATAAAGCGTATGTTGATAATTTATTAGGACCTGGCAGGGCGGATTTATGGAGGGACGGCAAAATTACGTTACAGCAATTAGTGGGCGGCGATGGCCGGGAGTTGACGCTCAAACGATTAAAGGCGTTATAGTTTATTTTCATTTATTTTAATCTTTTTTGCATCATTTACTTGACAAACGGTTACATGTGTATTATTTTGTAATTATGAAAGAGAAAAACAACATAATGCAAAAAGGAGCAAACAAAATGGCAGAGCGAACAGGGCATGACATAGTAATGGGACAATTGAAAATGATGCAGATAGCCGGACGCAAAAACGACAAAATATCTGCAAGGGAATTTTTGGAATCTGCAAAAAGAATCTGGGAGGAGTTGCAGGATGTCGACGAAACGATTAAAGTAAACCTTGAATATTACAAAACCAATTATGCACACTTTGCCAAGATGGTTGGATAAAGGGGCAAAAACATGAAACAAGTAATGATAAGAATGCCGAAGGAACTGGTCAAGGTAATAGAGGCTATGGCTAAAGAGCAAAGCCGGTCGAGATCAAACATGATCCGGGTGCTGATTGAAAAGGCGATGGAAGAGAGGTAAGGCTCATGAAACCATGCAAGACCTGCGGCAATATGCGTGCCAAGTCGGCAAAGAACTGCCCGCACTGCGGGGCGCTTGTCCACCATAGCATTGAGTTTATTCTCAAAATCGTTATTGTCTTAGTGGCTTTAAATGTTTTTGCGACAATATTCACGAGGTGGTTATGAGCCAAAAAACCAAGGCCATAAAGAAGTTCAGGCGGGTAGTCAATAAACAGCGGGCAGCATTAAAAAAAGAGGCTGTCAATCAGATCGCCTTTGAAATGCTGACGTTACCATTCTGGCGTCGGTTAAAGCTCGCTTGGCGTATTGTATGGCGGGCTAAATCATTTTAGTTGACAATCGTTAGGAATTATGTATAAAGATTAATTAACGGGTAAAGCCCATCAATTTCAAGGAGATTGAAAAATGCCATTTGATCCAAACGATGCAGAGACAAAGGCGGCAATCAAGGCAGCAGCAACAGCGGCAGCCGACGAAGCGGTGGAAGGGTTAAAGACCAAAAACACCGAGCTTCTTGCCAAGTTGAAAAAAGCACAAAAGGATTCGCTGATTGATCCCGCAGATCACGCAGCGCTGCAGGTCGACCTTGACGCAGCTCAAAACAAACTTACCGAGACGACCAGAGCGATGAAAGCGGTCACAACCGAATCTGACAAAATCAAGAAGGCTTATGAGGCCGAATCCAAAGTCGCACACAATTTATTAGTCGACACCGGGCTTTCAAACGCATTGCTTGAAGCAGGCGTCAAAAAGGCGTCGTATCTCAAAGCGGCAAAGGCAATGTTGGCCGGCCAGGTGGCATTGACAGCCGACGGTGAAAACCGGGTGGCCAAAGTTGGCGACAAATTGCTTCCTGAATTTATTAAGACCTGGGCGGCAAGTGACGAAGGCAAGGCTTTTGTTGATGCGCCGGGTAACAGCGGCGGCGGTGCGGCTGGAGGCGCAGCGGGTGCAGCGGGTGCAAAAACCATGACGCGCACAGCTTTCGAGGGGCTTGACCCGGTAGCCAAAATAGAATTTTCAAAGGAGGGTGGAACACTTACTCACGAATAATAGTTTTAAAATATAATTGGCTATAGCCTAAAGGGTTATAGCACAGCGTAACGGCAAAGCCGGTCCTGAGGGGACACAATAAACCTTTCAGACCGGCTTTTTTTATTTTTAAGCAAAAAACCACTAAACCACAAGGAGAAATGTCATGGCATCAGCATCTAACACACTAACAAATTTAATACCTACGCTTTATTTAGCCCTTGATACGGTATCGAGGGAGCTGGTCGGAATGATTCCGGCTGTAACACATGATGCAAGTTATGCACGCGCGGCCATCGGCCAGACGATCAGGTCTTTTGTCGCTCCAGCTGCAACTGCTTTTACCATTGTCCCGGATCAGATAAGAACGGACTCTGGAGAGCAGACCATCGGCAATCAGTTGCTAACCATTGCCAATTCACGGGCTTGCCCGGTCAGATGGCAGGGCGAAGAAAGCTCCCAGATGAATCAACCCGGTGGGCCTGGAGTCAAGGCCATTATGGTAGACCAGTTTGCACAGGCGATGCGGACATTGGTCAACGAGATCGAAGCGGATCTTGCTGGCCTCTATGTCAATGCCTCGCGGGCCATTATACCGGATGCGACAACGTTATTTTCGGCAACCCTGGACGATGCGGCCAATGCCCTCAAGATCTTAAAGGACAACGGCGCACCCACAAGTGACTTACAGATGGTTCTTAGCACGACTGAAGGCGCGGCCCTCCGTTCGCTGACTACGTTAAACGCGGTGGACTCGTCCGGCGATACCAACTTACTTCGTCAGGGTATCCTTGGAAACATATTCGGGTTCAATATCCGTGAATCTGCGCAGATAATCACTCCGGCAGTTGGAACCGAAGACAGTGCAACCATGCACGCAACGACCGATTACGCAAAAGGCACTGAAACGATGGCCCTCGCGGCGGCCGGTACTGGCACGGTTGTGGCTGGTGACCTTGTGACGATTGCTGCTACCGGCATGACCACGACACAGTATATCAACAAAACCTTGATTGCGGATGTGAGTGGCGGTGCATTTGTAATTAACAAGCCTGGTCTTATTGCAGCCATAACCGACGATGCGGCTGCTATTGCCGTTCGCGCGGCTGGTACTCGCAACCTGGCCTTTGCTAAGTCCGCGATTGTTCTTGGTACACGTCTCCCGGCACTGCCTGAAGGCGGCGACTCGGCTGTTGATCGAACAATCATTACTGATCCCAAAAGCGGACTGTCTTTTGATGTTGCTCATTACAAAGAGTATCATCAGGCAGCGTTTGAAATCTCAATCGCCTGGGGCGTAAAGGCTATCAAAGAAGAGCATATCGCGATTCTCGCAGGTGCCTAAATTTTTTAAAGTGGTTTTGTATGGCGGGGCTCAGTAAATGGGCCTCGCCAATAACCAAAGGAGACCTGCAATGGAACGTGACCTTGTACGGATAGCCAGCGACAACCCGGCCTTTAACGGATATTATACACAATTTAAAGACCTTGTGAAGCCGGGGGATGTTGAATATGTCGAAATGCCCCTGCCAGAGCAGCAAAGCAAACCGGCACCTGAAATCAAAATTGATGCCGGTGATCCCCCAGTTTTACCGATAAAAAAACACCCTCGAAAAAGGAAGGTTAAAAAATGAGTACATTAACGAACGGCAAAGAAACTTTAGTCCTCCCTGCCGGGCAGGTCCTGTCGATAGCTTCGCCCTCCGGGTCGTCTGGACTGGCGGTTCGTCTCTCCCGCGTGCCCGGTGGGGGGGATGCCCAAAGCGTTACCGCCATAGCTGGCTCAAATCTTACATTCGGGGCATACGCTGCGACTGAAAGGTTTGAAATAACTTGTGACGCTGGGACGCTTACTCTTACAATGGCAGAAACTACATTTATAAACATGGAGGGTCTGACCCTTTCTGCGAACCTTAACGCTATCCGGGGTGCAAACGTAAATCCGGCTCGTGTAAGTGGGTGGACAGCGTTCAGCGGGACAATTTCAGATACTCCCTCGCAGTGCTATACCGACTACCGGGAACTTCATACAAACGATTCATCTCAGATATTGGGCTTTGGCGTGTTCCCATTCGCTGATTCCGGTGCATCCATCAACACAATGATGGCATATCAGGGCATCATATCATTTGCCTCCGGTTCGACATTGCTTACACGAGACGGGAACGCTGTTGCTGGCGCTCATCCTGGTTGGTTCAAGGTCGTTATGGATGATGGTTCTACCCGCGACACGGGGTCAAGAATTGCACCTGTCTGGTCAGACTTGCAGCTCAATGGGACTGGCGGAGCAGGCTCAAGCACGGAAGAAACTTTCAACTTTCTTGCATCAACCGGGAGCAAAGCGCGGTCACTTATCCGCATGGAAGGAACGAGCGCCGGGTGGGTGAATTTGTTTGAAATCGATGGAGACTATGAGCCGATTGTAACGTGGGAACCTTCCATAACTCCGCAAACGGATGCACCAACAAAGGGGCTTCGGATAAAGGTCGGTTCGGATGTGTATAATATCCCGGCTTATGTGGTGTCGTAATGACCAAAGAACAGATCGAGCAACGAATTGCTGACCTCAGAAAGCAGTTGGACCAGTTACAGGCGAATGGCAATGCGATATTTGGAGCTATTCAAGAGTGTGAATTGTGGCTATCGAAATTGCAAGAAAAGGATAAATAATTATGTCACTCATAGTCGAAGATGGCACGGGCCTTGCAACAGCCGAAACATATATCTCAGTAGCCGATGCCTCGACATATTTCACGGCGCGGGGCAACACGACCTGGGACGCGATTGCTACGGACGCACTCCGGGAAGCATACCTCCGGCAAGCCGCTGAATATATGCTTTCAAATTATCGTGACCGTTGGCAGGGCTTACGGATAAACAAAGACCAGGCGCTTGATTGGCCTCGGAATGGTGTAGTCGTGAGCGGCTATACGCTGGCTTATGACTCCGTGCCGACGATTATAGAGCGGGCGTGCGCGGAGTTGGCTT